GCGCTGGCAGAATCACCAACCGACACGGTGACAGCGGTGGTGGGAGCCTTCACGACTTCCATCCGCACGCCCAAGACCATCGTATTCGCGGGGATCTTGATGACCAGCATCGAATCGCCGGCAACGGCCAGCGGTTCGGTGGAGAAGTCAATCTGACCCGTGAGCTTGTACGTTGCGCCCTTTGTCGCCACCGGCAGACCCGTAGCACCGCCAACGGCATTGGTATACGCCGTAACAGCCATACAGGGAATCGTGAATGCCACGATCAACGCGAGAAACAGAACCGATTTCATAACCTTTTTCATGTGCTTGAACCTTTCTTGAACTGCTACAGGAAACAGGATGCCGCTCCCTGCGGCACCCCGTCACCATTTCGATTAACCCTTGTACGCCCAAATGACGGACAGGGCATCCGCGACCAGAACCTTCCAGTCGTAGATGTACAACCCCTTGAACTTGGTGCCGAATCCATTCTCGATGCGGCAATCTTCCAGCTTGCTCAGGAGGCCACCATAGGCGGCAAAGTCCTTCGTCCAGCAGAAGATCGGAGCGGGATGCAGGGCATCCTTGCCGGTGCAGGCAACAACGTCGCCGTTGCTGTTCGTGCAGGTCAACCCGGCCAGAAGCGACGTGCCATCGTCGTCCACGATTTCCCCGTAGCAGTTCGTGGAGTAGAAGTCCGCGCCGTCAATCTGGAGGATCTTGCCGGTCCTCAACTGCGAAGTGCTGTCACCCGCGATATTCGCCGCCTTGAGTTCGCTGCGGAGAATGATATTGCGGAACAGTTCCGGCAGGATGAAGTGCTTCTCGCCGGTGATGTTGGCCTCGTTGAGAACCGACACCGCCGCCTGAGCCACTTCCACCGCGTTCGTCGCTTCGAGCTTGAGGGGCGCAATCGCCGTGCCCAAGGAATACCCCCCGCTGACCTTGCCAGCCGTCAGGCCGGTGTTCGTCGCTGAAGCCTTCGTGACGATATCCATGAGGAACTCGGTTTCCGTGTAGATATCGGTCTGCTTCACAGCATCGCCCTTGAACGCGCTGTCCAAGTCGAGGTGCGAACGGTTCTTGTCCTGGTCATAGACCGCGAAGGCCCAAGCGTACTGCCTGGACAGCGTGATCTCGATGGGGGCGGACGTGGGGATCTTGAACGTCAGAGTGCCGCCCGTGGTGGTCGGACCACCGCGCACGTTCGGGATGACGGGGACCGTCACCTTGTCACCGGCGTTCTTCATCTCATCGAAGTACTTGGACTGAAGGGTGTTCACAAGCTTGGTCTGCTTGTAGAACTTCAGGTTCCAAATCTTCGAGTACAGTTGCGGAATGAATCCCGCCGTGCTGTAACTGGGTACTCCAACTGCATTTTCCAAGGACATGATCTCTCAGCTTTCTCTGGCTAATCGCCAGCGGGCGCGGTCCCAATTTTTTGGGCCAATCGCCGTGTTTTCTTCTCGAACTCCTCGTCACTGATTTTTCCGGTTTCCCTGGCCTTGAGGAGTTCATTCATTTCGGTCATGGGATCGGTTTGTCGTTCGGGCGTAACCTCGACAGAAGTACCGCTGCGCCTTGGCTGAACCTGTCCGGTCGGAGGAGTGACGGTCTTTTTCGGGGCCGGTGCAATACCCATGCTCTTCTGAAAAGCGACATGAGCGGTGGCGGCTTCCGAAACGGCGTCCTCTGAAACATTCTCGATGCTCTGACGCCAAGAAATGCGGGTTCCCGGCTTGACGGTATCAAGGAACTCGACCCACTGCGGGTCAAACGCCTTTCCGCCCTTGCCGTTCACTTCCGCAAACCCCGGTGCTTTCTGCTCCACGGCTTCGGTGAAACGGTCGCGCTGCTCGGCTGATCGCCGCGCATCTTCCGCCTCGACCCGTCCCCGTATCTCAGACAGCTTTTCGTCCATCGACTTGTTCGACTGCTCAAGGACCGTCTGCATGGCCTTTCGGACCATTGCCGATGAACCCTTGAACATCTCGCTCCAAGCGTCCCTATCCGCCTCCGGCACCGCCGCCAACAACTGCTCGTCGCTGAGAATATCAGCGGAAGCGGGTGCCGGTTTCGGTTGAGCCTTCAAAGCGGCCAGTTCGGTCTGCGCTTGCGCCAAGGCGGAGGAAAGTTCCGCAACCTTGGCCTGACTTCGCCGTGACAGTTCCCCGCCGATTTCTCCGTTCAAGTCGCGTTTCCGCTTGTTGAGGGCTTCAATTTCGGCTTCGAGTTCCGCCTTTTGGCGTTGGACTTCGGACAGGTTCGGATCGGTGGCGGCAGGAGTTACCTGCGGCTCCGGGTCCGGTGCTGGCGCGGGATCGGGTTTGGGAGTCGGTTCGGCGGCAGCGGGCGTCACGACGCCGGTTGCCTGCTTTTCACGAACATCAGCCAATTCCTTTTCAGCCTTCGCCAACTCCTGATCCACTTTGTCCATGTCTGTGTTTTCTGTCGTCACTTGTCGTATCTCCATAGCGCGGTCACAGCGTCACGGGTTAAATGGGCGACAGGTCACTTGCCTGTGGTCCATCCGCATCGCTTGGCGGCGTTTCGGTGGAAGAACCGGAGTCCACCTGCTCCAAAAATTCATCGAGCCATTGCGCTGCGCTGATTTTGTTCTCGCAACCAATGACTCTGTTTTGCTTGTCGAGTCTCGCAAGTTCCCGGCGCATGATCGCCAACACGCGCTTACCCTGCTCGCTGGCATTCAGGCCGGAAAGGGTATGCTGCTCCTGCTTGGCGAATTCGATGTTGTCGGAAAGTTGCATGGGGGAATCCTTAATCGTGGCGTTGCAACGTGATGGTAACATTGGTCGTGATACCAGCCGTGGAAACCGTGACGTTTGTAAGTCCGGTGAATGAAGCCGTGGCGTTCGTCATAATCGCGGTGGCGTTGGTCGTGCCGTCTGCCAGCATGAATAGAGGTACATACGTCTGCGGGGTGATTGTGACAGCAACCGTAGCCGTCTGTCGTGTAACCGTCCCGGCAACTGCCGCCGTCTGTGCCGCAACCGTGACGTTGGTAACAACCGTTCCGTTGGTGATTGAACCTGCGCCCGCAGCGTTAATCTGAGCCGGAGTGACCGTCACGCCGTCCATCTTGTTCAACTCAGCCGCCGTCGCCGTGACAGCCGTTCCGTCAATCTGGAGCGTGCCGCCCTTCACGTTCAGGGTGTCAACACTCACGTTTACCTGGTCCCACGCCATCGCCAAACCAGCCATCACCACCACCGCCAACATTCCGATCAACTTTTTCATTGCCCTACCCTTTCTTTGTTTGTTTACGAAACACCCGCTGAAATCTGCTGACCCGCCTCGGTCGCCGGGGGCATCCCCGTATCCGCTGGCTTGGAGGCGCCCTGCCCCTGAGCCAACTGGCCCGGAGTGAGTTTACCCTGCTGTCCAGCGCCTTGCATGGCCTGCGCCTCGCGCATCGCCGTCATGGATTCAATCTGCCGCCCATGTTTCTCGATCTCCTTCAACACGTCGGTATCGGAGGGAACAATGTCGGAGCCGTCCGGAAGGAGAAGTTCGATATACTCCCGAATCAGCCGCGAAAGCCCGCCGATGCCGATGATCTGCAACACGTTCGGATCCTTCGCCATGTTGATCGCGTCTGAGAGCCGCGCCATGCGGAGGTCACTGAGCATGATTCCAAGGGTGCCGCGTGTCGCAACCTGGGCGTCGCCACGGAAATCCTCATCCTCGGAATGCAGGACGTACCAGAGATAGAGTTCCTTGATGAAACACGCCTTCATCTTGTCGAGGCTTCGGATGGTCTGCTTGATGCCGCGCATTCCAAGCTGCGTCAACTGCGCCATTCCGCTGAAGGTGCGCGACTTGTCGCTCCCGTCCACGTTGCCCGCCGTGTAAGGCTGGACCCCGGTAGCATCGTCGCTGGCCTGCTCGAACCTTCCCATGATCGCCATGAGATCGGAAACCGATGATTGAATGGTCGTGAACCTGACACCGGGCACCGTCAACGCGCCAGCGTTCTTTGTCATCCACCGCTTGAGCGGGACAATGGTGAAACTCTGCCCGTCAACGAAGCGATTTTTGTCGATCTCGACCTGGGGACCGGCAATGAGTCCGGCGTTGATCGCCAGGGACCGGCCAGCGGCGTTGATGAAATCCTGCTTGTCCCTCATCAGTTCCGGCACGCCGTCGCCCCAAAACGATCCGGGCCGCTTCTTGTACCGGCATACCTGATAGGGCTTCGTTCCAAGAGGGTGAGGGTTGGCGACCATCTTGATAATCTGGTTCGCGCACCAAATGACCTGATACTGGTATTCCCCGCTGTCGTCCACACCCTCGACGCCTGCTGGTTTCAGGTAGGTGCCGGAAATGGACCCCCAAAATTCGAACACGTCGAACTGGCCGCGCTGAGATTCCGCCCAATTCTTGTCTTCAGCCTTGGCGCGGTCCATATCGGCGGTCGAATAGACGGTGTTTTCCTTGTTTTCGACGAGGATACTGCGAATCGACGAGTCAATGTAGCCCTCTTCTTTGGGCAATCCAATGAGTCCGAACAGCGATTGACGCCCACAACGGTACTTCTCGATGAAATATCCGTCCTCGATCTCAGTGATGGATCCTTCAGGATAGGCGTCAAGAGGGTCCACCCGCTCGGCAACCGGCATGGCTTCATCGGTCACAACCGGCATTCCGGTGGACTTGTCGTTCGTGAACCGCCTGACGTGGCGCATGACCGGCCCCTTGAGGATGCCGATGCCGCACGTCACCATGTCACTCCGCACATCGTCGTAAACGTCGTCGAAATTGGTAATCAGGAGTTGGTCGCGGATTTTCTTCTCGGCCCTGCCGCACCGCCGCTTGGCGAGCCGCATGGTTTCGCTGTCCTCCTTGTCCACCACCTCGTCAACAAGGTCGCGGATGTCAGACTCGGAAAGCGGCTGGATGGTCCCCGCCGCCATAGCCTGCTGAAAATACTCCTGCGCCCTGGCCTGCGCCCGCTGCCGGAGGTCAATAGGAACGTCGGGGTCCGGAGTGGGGTCAATCGACCATGACCGGGACGCGACCGTCGTTTCGATTTCCTCCAGAACCGCCTCGGCCTGATTGCACTTGGTCGTGGTGTGCCGGAGGAAATACGGTTGCTGGTTCTGAGCCTTGATCTTGGCTTCCTGATCGGCGGTATAGAACCCTGACCGGCGAAGTTTGCACTCGCGCAACCTGAGTTCCACGTTGGAATTCAAGTTTCGGCGGGCCTGCTCCGCATTGATGAAGCACTTTTTGACGTAGGCCAGAAGGGTATCGTAAACGGGTCCGCTCGGCTTGGTTGTTTCGTCAACCTTCGGCGGGAGAATAGGGGCATACATGGCTGCATCGGCCACGGGCGCATCACCTATTTTTGTCTCGGTTTCCATGATTTCAAGACTTTCCGACAAAAAAGACAGGCGGCGCAATGAGGTAATGGCCCATTACGCCGCCTGTCTTTCCGAAATTGCGCCGGGTAGCTACTCCCGACGTTGCCGGACAAATCTATTCAGTTTTGCGAAAATCCCAAAGCCCTATGCCTTGTATGGTTCAGGCGTATAAGGCACAAGGTGTAGAAAGTCAAGTCAGTTTTTTGCTATCATCATCAAATGATCGGACTGAACTCTTCTCCGCTCCCGTTCATCGACGCCATAGCCTGATCCCTCGCCGCCTGGCCCCCGCGATGGTGCATGTTGTTGTTCAAAATGAACATGCACCCACCCTCCAAGGCGTCCATGACGTGTGACCAAAGCGTGTTCTTGTTCGGCCAAACCTTTTCCTCGCCACTGGAATTGCTCTTCGGATAACAATACCGCCCCGTCATGGCGCGGCGAATAGTGGTGCAGTTGGGCGACAGTAGAAACGCCGGTTCACCCCGGTCCACGTTCTGACCAAGGAACTGATTCACGGCGTCAATACGGGCAAGCCAGCCGTAGTCAGGGATGATCTCAGGGTCGAACCCCTCCTCGTAGAGAACCTGATTGCACGTCACGCCTTCCTGCTGGCCTCGCTGACCTCCGCCGATGGGGTCGCCAATGACGATGTACTTCATTCCTGCGTACTTATTGAACAGGCGCGGCTTGACCATCTGCTGCCAGAACCGGCGCACGTCAACCTTTTCCTCGCTGGTTGCGCCCTTGTATCCAGTGGTGATCTCGTCCAGAACGCGAAGCTGGCCCATCGTGGTAATCTGCATGATGGCCACCGCCGGGGTCATGCCATGATCCGCCCCGACCACCAGCGGCAACGCCCGATTCGGCTCCAACGGCTTCTTGGCGCAATGCTTCTCATCATTGTAGCGCGGGAACACGGGCCGGTCATGCTCAATGGTCCCGTACTGATTCATCAAATAGACACGGATCCATCCCCGCGTCTTGCCGTGAACCATGTCAATCCAGTACTTCTTGCCCTTGGGCTGTCCGGCGATATTCTCGCACTTTTCGTTCACCCTGTAGGTGTACGTTCCGCTGTCAAACTTACAGACAACCGCATCGCTTGCGTCAACCTCCCCCGGCTTCGTCGTGTCGCCCTCCTGCTCGATCAATGCCGGGGGCTGCTTGAAGAACGAAAACCCATGCGGCTTCTGGACCTCCGCGAGTTCATAGTACCAGTGATCGGTGTCGGGTGGGTTGGTGTCACCGATGATCGCCCCGTATGAGCACTTCCCGAACCGGCCCGAAGGAAACCGGGATGCGCGTGCGGTGGCCTCGTCGAAAACCTGCTTGTTCGGGAACATGGAAAGCTCGTTGAACCAGATAATCGTGAAGTCCGTTGACCGCAACTTTCCAATGTCGCGCACATCGTCGCAGGAAATGAACACTACCTCCATGTCAACCGTGGAGCCATCCTGCTCTCCGGTGCGAATGTCGATCCACGGCCAGCGTAGATGCCCAGTTGGGGAGCCGTTCATGGGGCGGGTGATCGGGCAGAAGTCTTTCCAGTTCCCGTCCGCGCCGACACGCTCAGGAACCCACTGCTTCCACGTCATCATGGAGGAGTTCACAAGATCGGAATAGGTGCCACGGACAATCGCATGGCGAGTGTAGCGAACGCCGTCCGGCGCGGCCTTCTGAGCAAAGGAGGAAAGGAACAAGTGCATACAGCACATGGACGACTTTCCTTGACCGAAGCAACCAGCCACGAACTTCTTTTCAGACTTACACTGAATGAAATCCAGCGCAGTCTGCTCGAACTTGAACTCCGGCAGCTTGTAGATGATCGGTTTCAATTCACCCCATCATCTGCTGCAAGACGTTCTGAATGCCGATATCGTCGATGTTGCCCTGAATGCGCTCCAGATCGTCGACGTGATCCGTTTCGTCGCCAAGGATTTCTTCGAGCATGGCGCGGGTGGTATTATCGCCCGCCTCAACGCACATCGCAATCCCGGCGTTGTAATCGACGCTCGCCCGGTTCTCCAGGGGAAGCTCGGCAGCGAGCATGGGTTCAAGTTCACTCTCGGACCCGATATCGGAATCGCACTTCCCGCCAAACGGTGTCGCGGATTCATTGAATTCGGCCAGCCGCTTCGCCAGCATTCCCTTGTGCTTGGCCTCATCGTCGGCGTGTTCGATCAACACGGCGGCACCCTTGGCGTATCCACGGCGCGTCAGGATGGCGGCGTGGGCGCGGTACTGGTTCTCGGCAACGTTCTCATCGAAATAGCGGGCTTGCAGGAACGGGACGATTTTCGGGGATACTGATCTCATGGCTCATTTCCTTTCGCGGGTTCTGATTCGGTTTCTTCGGGTTTTACGACGCTGAATGTAACATATTCACCCTCCGGAGCGCAAAGAACCTCCGCGCCCTTCGGGACCGCCGCCAAATCCTCTCCGGTGAAGGTCTGCGGCCCGACGCGGTTGATGATTGCCAGAAGCGCGGCGCCACGCTGTGCGAGCATGGCGCGAAGCTGCTGGTTCTCCTGCTTGAGTTCACGCGAAGCATCCCTCATGCTTTGCCGCTGTATATGCCTGTGAAGGCTGATGATGTTGCTCATGATTCTCCCTTTTTCACCATTCCATCCACCGCCTCAAACGTCAACCCGCAGAACGTCGCCCCATTCACCGCCTTGTCGCTGGTCATCTCGACGTGCTTCCCGTGTGGAAGCGCAACAAGTTCCTCGTTCCGTATGGTTATCGGGCCGGTGCGTTTCAGAATGGCGAAGATGATCGCCTCCAGGTCGCGGAGTCGTTGGTGAGCGTCGTGGGTGAACAGCGGCGGGTGACGGTGGAGGATGTTCATTTGCGGCGGCTCCTGCGGGTGCGCTTACCCTCCATCTCGTTTCGCATCTCAACAAGGGCGAGTTCAATGATTTCGGAAATACGGCCACGAACACCGGACGCCTTAGCAATCAACCAATCATCGGTCGCCTTCGTCAGCCTCACTCCACGGACAATATCTTTGCTCATGGTTCGGTTTGTACACATTCGCTTGAAACGAGTCAATAAAAATGTTCAACAAAGTTCTTGACCTCTGTTAAACAATGCCGTACAAACAGCGGCGAAGGAGAAATTGAACCATGACACTTGACCAATTCAAAGCCTACCTAAACACGATCCCGGTGGATCAGCGCGTGGACGTTTCCGAACGCGCCGCGATCATGCAGCACGACGGAGGGTTGACCGAGGAGGTCGCCATGGAGCAGGCGGTGAAGGCGCATAAGGAGGGGCGGCGATGACGGCGTGTGTGGGCTACTGTAGGGTGTCCACGACATTTCAGGCAACCGAAGGAATCAGCCTTGAAGCACAGGTTGCGAAAATCCGTGCTTGGTCTGTCCTGAACAACTGCGAATCAGTGACGATTTTCACCGACGCCGGACTATCAGGGGGCCGCGCCGACAACCGGCCAGCCTTGCAGCAGGCGTTGAATGCGGCGAAGCGCGGCGACGTGCTGGTGGTGTACTCCCTGTCACGTCTCGCCCGTTCCGTGAAGGATACGATTGCCATCGGTGAACGACTGGACAAGCAGGGGGCGAATCTGGTCAGCCTCAGCGAATCCATAGACACCACTGGGGCGGCGGGACGTATGATTTTCCGTGTGTTGGCTGTCATGGCGGAATTCGAGCGCGACCTGATTTCCGAGCGCACCAAGATGGCCATGGCCCACAAACGCAGCAGGCATGAGCATACGGGCGGGAATGTGCCGTATGGGTTCAGGCAGGTTGGGGCGAAACTGGAGGAATGTCCCGAAGAACAAAGCATCATCGGACACGCCAAGAGTCTTCGCGTCGGCGGGGTAACGCTCAGATCCATTGCGACGACATTCAACTTGGCAGGCTACAAAACCCGCAAGGGTGGCGCGTGGACCGCCAGCACCTTGCAGGGGATATTGGGGAGGGCAACATGACCGACAAAGCCAATACGATCACCGTCAACACATGGGAAGCCCCCGAAGGCGTCATCAACCAGGAGGTATCATTTGGGATTTACAAAGAAATCATTCGCGGCGTAATGGATACCAGAGAGAAGCAAGTCCGCGAAATGCTAGTCAAGATGGGGTGGACGCCGCCTGTCGAAAAGTCCTGCAAAACATGCGGAGAGAATCCCGAAAACGGACCATGCCCACCGGACTGCATACCGTCGTTTAGTCACTGGATTCCTCCCAATGCTTCTCGTTGGGGACGTGGTATTCCTGAACTACTTAAGGACGCACAGGACGTGGCGAATGCGAAGGCGAAACATTCCTTGGAGAATCAGCCCGTTCCGCCCGAACTTGTCCGTGACTTTTTGAAGTTCGCCGGTGAACAAGCCGACGACGCCACGGGGATCCCTGCAAACCTCCGCGCCTGCCAACGCTGCCCGAAGCCGCTTGGTCCGGGTTGCGACGAATCGTGCATGGCAAAGTCATGATCCGCCTAATCCACGACAAAAAGAAATGGCCGGGGTGCAGCGGGTGCGTGTATCTGGTCAAGCGAGCGTGCAGGAAACCTAAAAGCCAGCCGGACTGCGGCAAGGGCGTTTATCGGGAGGTGAGGAAGTGAATTGCCAGATTTTACACGGTGATTGCCGGGAGGTTCTTAAAACCTTGCCAGCCGGTTCTGTCCATTGTTGCGTCACGTCTCCGCCGTATTTCGGACTGCGTGACTACGGATGCGCCGGGCAGATTGGCCTTGAGCCGACGCCCGATGCCTACGTTGCCGAACTTGTGGCGGTGTTTCGCGAAGTCAAGAGGGTGCTGCGGAATGATGGGACGCTGTGGATGAACCTTGGGGACTCGTACTGTTCGCAAGGCGGTTCGCATGACGGGCGCGAAGACAATCAGCCCGGCGTCGGCGCGGCCCGCGCTTGGAGAAACGGAAGCGGCCGGGCTGACGGTGTGGTTGACGAGCGGTGGCAACGCAACCGGAACGGCAACACGGTGAAGAACCTGAAACCAAAAGACCTAATCGGAATCCCTTGGATGGTTGCCCTCGCCCTTCGTGCCGATGGCTGGTATTTACGGCAAGACATCATCTGGC